TTCGTCGTCAAGGAATACCACGCTGTTACAGGGGCTTCCCCCTGCTTTAGGTCTTCTAAATATTCTTCCATAGTCGTAGGGGTTAATATTTTCCATTCCACAGGAACGCCTACAATTTCAGCCGGAAGCGGTGGGTGATACATCGGTGCGGGTTTTTCAATCGTCACCACTTCAATCGGCTTTACTTCAGGTGGCTCAAAACGTGAACCCCCTAGAAGAGAACAGCCGTTAAGAAGGATCAGCAGTATCGGCAGGAGTATCTTTTTCATCAAACTGGTTTGGGTCCGTTATATCCCGTAAATCTTGAAGCACGCGTGACGTACCACGGTTTACCATTCTTTCTAATAGTCCCGGCTTCGCCATCGACAGCATATTTAAATCGTGTCGGGCAAACTTACCTCGCAGCTCGGTAACTTCTTTTTGTGCTTCCGTGTTAGCTTCGCTTAACTCGCGAATCTTGGCCTGCGTTTGTTGCTCCCGCGCCAACTGTTCTTCCATTTGCGCGTTTTGATCCGCTATGGTGTTTTCTAAAAGCAGTTGATTGTCCATCGATTGTTGTAGTTGAACGGCCAGGGCTTCTTTTTCAGCTTGGGCTTTGTCGTAGTACAGTTTAAATGCGCCTCCCGTAAGGAGTAGCGCCACACCTAAACCAGCACTAATTTGCCACATTAGATTCCCTCAAGGTGAACACGTTCAAAGGTTCGCTTTTGCCTTTCACACTGATGGCATCCACATAACGAACCCAATCTGGCTCTATAGCGGCGGTATTTTCTCCAATCAGTATCCAATCGTCGTAATTGCGCGTTTGCCCTTCGAGGCGACTTGCCGTATTGACTGCATCTCCGAGAACCGAGTAATCAAATCGCGCCTCGCTCCCCATGTTGCCTACCACGCAAGGGCCTGTATTAATGCCGACGCCCACATGCAAATTGGGAAGCCCTTCGGCGTCCAATTGCGCGTTTAAATCGTCCAATAAATCCAACATATCTTTTGCAGCTAACATCGCTCTTTGTGCATGGTCTGCACAGTCCAAAGGAGCGCCCCAAAACGCCATAATGCAGTCGCCCATAAACTTATCGACCGTCCCACCATGCTTTAAAACACAATCCGTCAGTTGCGTGAGCAACCTATTGATTAGTTCCACTAATTTTTGCGGATCTTCCTGTAATTTTTCAGATATTGGGGTGAATCCTACAATATCGCAGAACAAAAAGGTCATTGTTTTTGTTTCGCCGCCTAAACGGAGCAAAGTAGGATCGTTTTCAAGCTGTTTGACCAAATCAGGGGACACATAGGTCCCAAATTGTCCTCGAATCTGCAATTTAAGGCGATATTCCGTCACCATGCGCTTGGCAATACCCGTCGCACCCACACTCAAAAGGGTTAAAACTGGAAAAGCCGCGTCAATAAGAAAATTAAGCCGCGTATACGCCAAAACAGACGCTCCAGCGGTTAAAGAAGACAGAAATAAGACGCTAAACGACACCCAAGGCACCGGAAAACGCTGTGACAGCACGGCAACCAAAAGCCCCAGCACAAGAAGAGTCAATAATTCCGCAAAAAGCGCCCAATCAGGACGAACCGGGGCCGTTCCTTGAAGCAACGTTTCAAAAAGAGCGCCCTGTATACGGTGCGGATACATCAAACCTTTTGGAGTAGGCACTAAAGGGGTAATTCCAGCCGCCGTAACACCGATAAGAACTATGCGACCTTCCACATTCGTTGGAATGGTCGTGTTCCAATTCACCCAGACACGTCCCACGTTGTCGGTTTGAACGGTTTCAAAGCTAGGAACGCGCACAGCTTGAATGCCCGCTTCCCCGGCTTTTACTTGATAGCTGGGATCGCCCGCCAACCCCCTTAAAACATCCAAACCCAAGGCCGGATACAGCGCATCTTTGACACGCACCAGCATAGGAATTCTACGAACTAACCCATCTACTTCCGGCGCGGAATTAACTACGCCCGTTCCTGCTGCATTTTCCTGCAACAAAGCCACGTTAGGTAAAATTCCAGGGTATTCCAGCGCATTTTCAAGCACCGGACCTATGGTAGCTACACCAATATGCCACCCTTCTGTGCGGGTCGTGTCCGTAGTAGCTGCCGCTGACAAAAAAGTAGGTATTCGCTGCATACTTTGGGCAAACGCATCGTCGCCAGAAAACCGATCCGGTTCTGGAAACAAAACGCTATATACGACCGCAGCCGCCCCTTGTTCCAAAAGCATGTCGTTAAGCGCAGCTAAATCCTGTCTAGGCCACGGCCATTGGCCCTTTTCTTCTAACGCTTTTTCGTCGATTTCATATACCGCTAGATACTGGCTTTCGACGGACTCTCCTAAAGAAAAAAGCGCGTCGAACGCTTTAAGCCGCAAAGTTTCCACGGGCCACGGGTCAAACACTCGAAGTAAAACAAAAACCGCTAAAACGCTTAAAGCATGTTTCACGTGAAACATTAATCCTGTTGTGTGATCGAAATTGTCTTGTTGCAATTACTCGTGCAATTAAACGTGGCACTGTACGACTTGTTGGTCGCACCCTTCTGTACCACAGTGACATCGTAATCGCTGGTATAAAACCGCATTAGCGACGTGTGCGCTCCGTTGCCTTGTTGAGTCAGTGTCACTTCGCCGTCATCACCGCCGCTATACCAAAAAATGTCGGCATCTTTGTTACCGGAGCCTTTCTGTATCAATCGTGTTGATGCGTTATCCGATTTGTAATTATAAACATAGGCATTGTGGTCGCCGGTTCCTTCTTGCGTGATCCAGATGTCTGAGTCATCAGCAAAGGAAATAATCTTCCCGTATTGGCTTTCTCCGTCTTGCTCGATCTTGTACACGTTGTCATCCCCGGAACCCAGTATCCACGCCTGATGGTCATTCCCTGTTTGGATAATGGTCGAGGTGTTGTCGTCTTCATCCATGTCGATCACGGAATAGTTTGAGTTACCGTTCACTGTCGTGATCCACGATTGGCCGTCGTGATTAGACCAAACGGACTGCACGTACGCCTGGTTGGAATCGCCTGTCACGTTCACCGTTATGGTTGCATTGTCACAGGTATGGTTCTGAACCAACGTATTATCAAAACTTCCAAGTCCACAGTAGATACCCGTGGTATTACTGGTTCCCACTTGTTTTGTCGTAATAGTCGCTCCGGTCCCTTGAGCCTTTAGCGTAATGAGGTTATCCCCGGCAAAACTATGGAGACTGATAAATAAGAATGGAATTATCGCCCACACCATTCACCTCCACATCTAGGATCGTTTCTACACTGTTAATCCGCAGCGATGTTGACTTGTACTTATCAATGGCAATGTCAAACGTATTCGTTCCTTGGTGTACAAAGAACAGGTGTTCTCCTTCAATAAACGTGTACGTCTGAAGTTGTGGATCAAACCCCGGCAAAATGCCTGCAATCTCAATGCCGTCCAGTTCATTAACCGTTTCGGTTTTCTTTTTCGAACTGGTTTCCATGACCGCCAACAAGTCCACCAGGAAATCAAACGACAACAAATCGATATCCAGCCGAGTGATCTCTTCCTCTTCTTCTAGGAAATCTTTATCTAAATCAGGTGCGTCCTCAAAGAAGTCCCGGTCTATATCGGAACTCGTTTCGCCCTGCTGCTCTGCCTCGGCTTCCACGATGGCGGGAGGCTTATTGACAATGAGCATGTTGTCGATCAAATCCAAACTGATATTGCCCAGCACTACTGCTTTGGTAGGGCGCGATTCAAAAGTAGAAACCATCGTCGCTTGGAACGGTTGGTCTAAAATCTCTGTGCCAGACCAGGTGGTTACTGAGATAGACCCAGATGAATTGCCACTCGCGTCCGGTAACAAAATCACCAAGCTACGCCCTAGCTCATCTACCGTTGTCGTGAAATCCGTTCCTCTGATACCTATCGTGGCGCTGGGCGTCTTAATAAAAATGTTTTCTTTCTTGATTCCAGACAGTCGACCCGTAATGAATCGGGCAGTTCCGGAGGCCATATTAAGAGCCAGTTTTGATTTATTGGGATCTGGATCGTAGACAAAATCATCGATCACGAGCTTCGAATGCTCCGTTAGACGTACAACAGAAGAATCCAAAAACTCAATAGCAATCCGGCCATTACCAGTGCGTACATCGTCCATCGAAAAAATATCGAGAGCCATCTCTGCAAGCACTTTGTCCGTCGAACCCTGCCGAATAACTTCCCCATTGCCGCGCAGTTCGGAGATAGAACCTACGTCAACTGCGTTAGCCCAACTCGCTAGGATTAACAGCCAGAAGCGCATTGGTCGATATTAATACTACTGCCTGATCCCCCGCTGGATTGCAGTAATAAATTCGCCACATTACTACTTACCGTATCCGTTTGATCGATATCGATATTCATGTTGGAACCCGTATAGGTCATGGCTATCGTATGCTCCTTTCCTGACTGCGTGACATCGATGTCGTTACTGGCTCCGGTGACCACGGCCGCGAGGATCTTTTTATCTCCCGCTTGCGTGATCGTCACCTCGTTGGAGTTTCCAGTAAGCGTTCCGGTGATAAAAGAATCTGCTGATCCCGCCTGGGTAGTATCGACATCACTGCTGTTTCCAGCAATGGTCCAATTATTTATACAACCTACGACATTACACTTCACGTTGACGTTGTTGGATGTTCCGTCAATATCAAAATCTTGGTTACCCGTCGTAGCGGTTGCTGCATCCCCTTGTGTGAATACCAAAACGTTACTACCGCCTACTGCGTCGTAATCAAAATCCGATCCGGCTATATCCCCTGTCCCACCGACTGCAAAGGTGGCCGTGTTTGAATCACCGGTAACTTTGTAGGTCCAACTGCTATTAGCCGCTTGCAAAATACTAGCTGCAATCGTATTGCTGTCACCGATTTGATCCAGATCCACCGTCATACTTGCACCATTTATTTCAGCACGAGTTTGTGATGTACCAATCGTATTGGTTGCACCAATTTGATCTATCGTGAGTGTTAGCCCCGTACCCGTTTGTGTGAGATAGATGTCATTATTGCCCGCCAATGAAATCATGGGGAAACATAGTACAAATACACTAAGAAGCTTCTTCATCCTCGCTGTCCTCCAATGTTGAGTAATCAAAGTCCCATACTTGTTGTTCAAGTCCTTTGATAACCAGCCCATACACCGCAGCTTCTATGGCTGCTCTGACTGCGTGATTGACCGCTTCGTTTTCCGTACTGCCGCTTTCCGCTTCTACTAGTTGTGTCCCTAATTCATAGAACCGAAAAAAATCTGTGCCACCCCCGGTAGACAGAATTGTTTTGGTCGCCGTCGCGTTCAGCAATACTTCCCCTGTTTGTACCAAAACTGCGCGTAAAACAACAGTAACTTTGTCTTCTCTATACTGATGACGTGTTCCAATACCTAATGTTCTGGCTCCAGAACCACCGGTTCTTAGGTTGGTGTCATAGCCAATAATACCACCTTCAATAATAATGCCCGCGTACAGTAAAGGCTTGAGTCGGTTAGCTCCTTCCCCTTCGTACATATCACGGGTATTTTTAATCAGTTGACGTTCGCGAGTTAAACCGTCTAATCCCGCACGTTCCACTACCGCGAACCAATTCCCACGGCCTGCGTCCCGTAACGCTTCTATTAGAATATCTATACCGCCTTGGGTGACTGCCGTAGAAAAAGAAGCAATATTATCCAGAGCTTTACGTTGTCCGGTTTTGTCCTGAAAGTCATACACCGCGACGACCGCTTTTGTCTTCGGCGGCGGTAAATTCAGTAACTGGTGGGCCGCACTCGGAACAATTTCCGGTCCTTGTCGTTCAAATTCTAGACTACGCTGGACTCCTGTGAACGCAGTGCAACCACTTAGGAACAACAGATATAGTAATAGTAATTCACGAGCCATCGCACTCGGCCCAGCAACCACCAAAGTTGCCCACAGGTATCACAATTTCTGTCGTAGAAATCATTACGCCATCGAACCATTCTTCGATAGTGAGTGTGATTGTCGTCCCATCATTCACCCAACGAAGAATATTCCCTTCTAAGTTAATCTCTCCTGTAATGGGATTTTCGGAGGTTGGAATACCATCGTAGTTGAATAAAGATTCACTGAGGTCCTTTGCTAACGTGGAGTAAATACGAGATTCCAGGTTTCGAATAAACTTGGAAAGAACGGTGTTGTCTGCCTCTCGTTCTGCCTCATCGAGCTTTTCTTGAATCTCACTGGCCAGATCGTCAGCGCGTGTGCGTTCTTGCTCATCAATCGTTAGGTAATGCGCGGATTGATTAATGCCATTAAAACTGGGGCTATTGAAGCGATGGACCAACTCGCTGGAATACACGCCTTGACCTAAGACCAAAACGCCACCCAACAACACGCCTTTAATCGTTTGTTTCGCCATCCCGTTGCTCCGCTTCACGTAGCTCGATCACGGTGTCTAACTTTTGCTGCAAACGAATGATATCGTTATCCAACATCCGAATCCTATCAATGAGCGCAATAAGAGTGACGTTCGCCTCGGATAGTTTTTGGCTAATATTGTTGGTTATGTATTGCCAGATGTAATAGATGGTATACAAAAGGCCCACGGTAGCGACAACCGGGAAACCGAAGTCTGATATCAGTTGCCCTATATCCATTAGTCTCTTCGCGCATCTTCTTTTCCATTCGCCCGTGCGATCCGGTCCAAATCAGGCCGTATGCCTAGAACGGAACACATCGTCGCATCCATGCGAATCATGTCGTGATTCATGGTTTTTACCCGATTATCGAGACTCATAATAATTCCGTGAATTCCCAGTACCTGACCGACGACACTACCTAGAATATATTTAATGGTAGTAAACATAAAAAAACCGCCGATCAAAGCGGCGGCTATAGGAAATCCTAAGTCTTTAATTAGACTAAAAGCTTCATTCATCGGACTCGCCTTTAAACGACTTCGATGCGTTACTGGTTCCTGCATACAAGCCAAACCAAGCTGCACCCGCTCCGACGACCACTGATACTAAACCACTTTGCTCCAAGGAAGGCTGACCCAATTCCATGTACCACACCACCACCTTGTACAACAAAACGATATAGGTGGTAATAAACACTCTAGGAAAAATACGCCAGGAATCGATAGCTCGTGCGAGGTGTATCCATTTTTGATAGGGGTTGACCCCACGCTCTACCGAAGTAGTACCAACCTCTACTTCCAGCTCAATTTTCTTTTTAGTAACCGCTTCGCTCATAGCAATTTCGCCAAAACAATAGTTCCCACCATAAATGGGTAGACGCCCCACAGAAGCAACTCCAGCCTTTTAAATTTGGCCGAGCCTTCGTCCAGGCGCTTTTCGATGTTTTCGTAACGAATCGTACACTCGCGTTGATGCGATTTGATCTCCACTAACGCTTCCAGCCCTTCTTCCATAAGGCATCAAGCGATTCGAAACTTACCGCCGCGCAACGCCGCGCCCATACCACGCGCCGTACCTGTGGTCACGGTGGCTTTATCGGCTTTAGGCGTTTTTATGGTTTTTGGATTCGGGTATGGAATACTGCCCTGATCCTTGAAAACCGCTTTAGCTACCGGTTTAGGCGGCTCCGCGCTAGGAGCACCGTATATTTTTACCTTTCCACTCATGTTTGGTTCCTCAGTCTCATTAATTCTCTTTCTCGTGCCGCTTGGGTCTTGGTCAGTTCCCGGTCTTCCGCCGCATCAATACGCGCTGCGGTTTGTCGTTCCTGACTTGCCAAACGCTGCTGAAATTCAGTGGCTTTCCGCGCTTCACGTTCCTGATCGAGCGCAAGTTCCTGCTGATCCATAGCCAGATCGCCCTGCACTTTCTGTTGCTTGATCTGCAACTCTTGTCCTTTCAATGCCAGTAACGGATCAGGCTGCTGATCTTCTTCGCCTTCTCCTGACATGGCTCTACCCTGTTGCTGCAACTGCTGCATACCTTGCGCGATAAATTGAGCCTGCATTGCTTGTAACTGTACATTTTCTTCCGGATTGCCTATTTCCACACCCGGATTCTGCTGCTGGAACATAGCCTGCGCTTGCTCCTCCGCCTCTTTTCGTACGTGCTCCATTGTGTGCTTTTGCAGCTCTATCGAGGCTTTTGGCAACGACTGCATCAACGGGGACATTCCCGCCACCATATGCGCCATAATGTGTGCTTGATGGTTCTGCCCTAAAAACGCCGTTAACGGTAAGCCTTCCATAGCGTTGATATTTTCTTGTGCCGGGTCGAGCGGTTCCGGACTATCCGGTTCCTGTGGCTGCAAAATCTTATCGATATCCCGTACACCCAACGCTTCGTACATACGTCGAAACACTTCCGGTACGTTATGTATTTCCGGCGCTTGCATAGCTAATTGCATTTCTGTCTGCGCGACCGCTATCCGTTGTGATTGCGAAAACGCATTCGGGTTGGATACCGGCACAATGTCTACGCGGCCATCAAAATCCTCCGCCTTGATCGAGCGATCTGCGTCCGCTACTTCATACGGATATTCCGGCGGCAACGATTCGCCCATAATCCGGGCAAGTAGCCGAAACTCGATACGCATCGCAAAGTGCATCCGTTTATGAACGGCGCTCATTACCCGCGTTCCTTGCTCCAACATCGCAATCGTCGTCCCCACGGCTGCGCCTTGGTTCCCGTCGCCTACTTTTAAATCGGTGATCGTAGCGAACCGCTGACCGGCTTCTACCACAAATCCTAATAACTGCATTAAAGTCGTGTCCGGTCCTTTAAACGGCAGGGGCATTAAGCTGTCTCGTATAGCACCGCCCGGTGCATCTACGTCTCTGAATTCACCCGGCTGCAAGGGATTGTCATCGTCCCTGATCCGCAGGCCACGGGCCTTGAATCCCGAAGGCAGATTGGACAACGTACCCGCATCGATCAACTGACGTAACGCCGCTGTCGCAGTACGCGATAATCCACCAATGGTATGGATCAAACCCAGGCCATAAAACCCAAAACCCGGTAAAAACTTATAATGGACGAAATACTGTATTTTTTGTTTTAGCTCATCGTCTTCGCGGTAGTTCCGTCGAATCGACAGTATCTGACCATTATCTTCACTAATCGTGACAACGTAGGGCACCCGAATGCCCGTTTCTTCCCCACTTTCGTCTGTTTCTTCGTATCCCGGTAGATCTAAATCTACGTGACACTCCAAAACCGTACAGTCGTAATCGATATTGGATGGCTCCGTACCGTCAATACGGTCCATTTCACTAGATACACCATCCCCGTCCACTTGTGACGGCAGTACCGGAATGTCCCTATAAAATCCCGCTACCTGTTTTTTTCGTAAATCGTTCAAAGACATACGCAATACTTGCGTAATGTTCGGACACGTCTCTAAATCGTTCGCCTCATAAGGCACTACCAGATGCTGCGCCGGTACAAACTTGCTGACCGCTCGACCTAAACTCTCGTCGTAGTACACTTTTTTGAACGTAGAACCCGCTAACGGCAGATAAAACAGCATCTGGTCGAATTCCGGGGTGTACTCCTCCATGACGTTCATCATGTAGTAATTCATAAACTCGCGAACGCGTTCCGATTGCTCTTCTTTGGCATTGGTCCGTGCGCCGAGAATCGTGGTCCGTACCGGGCCGCTAGGGGGCAGCATTTCATTGAACGCTTGCGCTTGAAACTGTACCGCCGCTTCAGCCAGCAAAGGATGCGTCACGCCTGTGGCTCCGCGAAACGGTTCCGTACGATCTTCGTACGTGAACCCCAATAATTCCAAGCCCTTGGAATAGGCTTCTTCCCAATCGTGCCGCGATGCTTTATTCGATTCGTATTCGCCCGACAATTCGCTGGCTATCGCACCTAACTCGCGGTCGTCCAGTTCTTCTGCCAGGTTCGCGTAAAAATCTCCAGAGGCTTCGGGCCGCGGATCGAAGTCCAAAACCACCCCGCCGTCGTCTTCTTCAATAATCTCAATTCCCTCTACGGGCGGACGTTCGAAATCTAAACCGTTAGCTAACGCCTCGATTTCTATGTCTTCTAAAATTTCTTCATTAGGGTCCAAATCAATGGCCGTATCCATTAAGGACCCTATGGGATTGTCATTTTCTGCCATCTATCTTCTCCCAATAGGAATACGACCGTGTGACACTTTTTCGACCATCTGAGTGCCGTCCGGATATTCATACTGCCGTTGGCGCGACATTAAATTTCCAATGCCCGCATTGATAGGTCCGCCGTGCGCGGCTTGTTCAACGCGAATAGGAGACACCGTTCCCCGATTGCCCCTATGAAAACAATACCAAGTCCCCGTATCTTGATTTTGCCTTAATATATACCCATCGGGACACGACCAATCTTCTCTAGTACCGCCTACATACGTGTCGTTATTCGTCACATCAAATATATCTTCTCCGGCTACCGCACCCGAAGTACCTGTTTGTGTTTCGCCCGCGTCAGCGGTTCCTCCATTAGTGACGGTTGTGTCCTCAACCGTTTGCGCTGCCCGTCTAAATCCACCAAAAGGGTCCCCGCCAAAACGACGTGCGGCATTGGGGTCCGCTTGTGCTTGATACACCGGAATGGTGTAACCGGCAGCTCGTTCCTCATCCGTCAGATCCTGCCACGGATATAGCGTTTCCGGAACATTGATATCGCGCCGTGGGGCGTTGGCCCCGGCCTGTAAATAAGGAGTCACATCGAACTGCGGTTGATTGAACTGCCGAAACTCCGGAGTCCCTTGTAACCAAGCGGCTGAATCCGCCAAGCTCCGTATCCCATATTCCGGAAATAATATTTCCCGTGCCCGTGCATCACGCTGAATACGATCTTGTTCCTCGGCTATAGCACGAGCGGCTGCCAAATCATCGGCCCTGTCGGTGGCGTCGTCAGCAATATCTTGCGACGCGTCCAAAATGACATCCGCCGTTTCTTCGGCGGCATCATCTCTGACTTCCTGATCGCCCTGTATAGTGTCAGCTTCCTCTCCTAAACGATCCGATGATTCCGTCTCCGAAGTTTCTCGAATAGTTTCTGCTGTTTCAGCGTCTGCTGCATCCTGCTCCGCCTGCGTTATTTCATCCTGTGAAGCAGGAGGCTCCCCGCTTGTAGTGGTATCCGTTGTCGTTGTCGTTGTGGTATCCGTCGTACCCGCGTCCGAAGCCTCTTGCTGCTCCGCCACTTG